CGCTATGAACTTAATCTACGACGGCGATGACTGTTTCATTGTTGCGGACGAGCAAGACAACCGCCTTGGTTGGATCAGCCTCAACAGATGGAAAGGCCAATGGCGTGCAACAACGCATGATGGTCAAATAACCTACCACTACACGTCAACAGTAGCCGCACAGGCGGTGTTAGAAAGAGGATCAAATGTTACAAGAACGCGAGAAGACGCACGGGCAATACGCGAAGACAGCCGAGACAAGTCAGAAGATCAAATTAACAATGATGCTGTCCAAGAATTGGAATCGGCTTACAGAGCCGCAAGCCGAGGCGATTGAAATGATTGCCGCGAAGCTAGCGCGGATCCTGAACGGTGACCCTAACTTTCGCGACCACTGGGACGACATTGCCGGTTATGCTCAACTGGCGAGCCTAGCAGCGCCGTCGCCAATGGATGCGGTCGAGCGGGACATAGCGGCGCTTATCGCTGAAGATCATCCTGAACTGCCGCCAGCCGAGCCAATGCCGGACGTGGTGACGCGTAAAAAGATATGGTCGAAAAATGGCTGACCGGATCATGTATTGCCTAGCAGGCATCGTCTTCTGCACAGCTATTGCGATAGCGTGGCCCCGATGATCATCGCAATAATATCTTTGGCACTTGTCGGCATCATAGGTGCTGTGTTAGACCTTTAAGCGTTCCTCCCAGAACGCCATAGCGCCCGCCGGATGACCCCCCGGCGGGCGCTTCTTATTATACAATGTTAAATTTAGGCTGCGGCTTAGGCTCTATGAAGTCCCGCAGATCGGATTTAGACCAATCGGTATATTCAGGCGCGCAGAAGATATGCTTCTTCGTGCCGTGCTTCGCCGACGCTAGGCGGCCCTTGTCAACCCACTTTCCTTCCTTCAGCGCGTGCAGCAACGCGGATTGCGGGATCCTTATGCCGCTGGGCGCGTTAACCGATAGCGTATCGCATAGCACATGGAACGGCCCACCGATGACGCCGTTCGTAAACGAACCTTCGCGGTTGACGATCATGCGCATGAGGTAGCTTTCCAAGAGGCTCATGCCGCTCTCGACCAAGTTGATCTTGAAGTCCGTCATAAACGGAGTAGCCGCTGGGTTGAACGCCGACACGTCGCGTGTCTGCAACATATGCGCGACTGCGGCAAAGCCGCCACCTTGGAAGTACTTCCAAAGCCGCGTAGCGTCTTCCTCAGCCATCCGAGGCGCGTGCGACCAGACGCAGAACCACCGACGATCCTGCGACGGTAACGAGATCGGAACCGGATCATTTGAGAACGCCAAGACGAACATCCTGTTCAGCATCATGTACGGATGCAAGCCCTTACGGTTGATCGGCAGCATCTCAGGCGGCGCGGCTATCAGGGGCTTTAGCTTGTTGGCCAATGCCCGGCGCTCTTTAGCGTCTGCTTCCTTCAGCTCGTTGATGATCAGCACTTCGCTCTCAAGGTGGTAGCCCCACGCGGACGAGATGCTGTCATTGTCAACCAAGCCCCTGTTCTTTAGACCGGATCCACAGACCGCCCAGATGAAGGGCGCCCACATCGTATCCTTGCCGCACCCTTCATCGCCACCATGCAACACGGCGTGGTTGATCTTGATGGCGGGGTTCTGCACCTTGAACGCCATCATGTCGAGCAGGTGCTGACGTTCCCGCTCGTCGGGGATCAGCAACGCTACATGGTCGAGCCAAGGTTGCGCGTCGCCTGGCGCGCCCTGTGGTCGCGCATCGCGCCACCTGTTGCCGTAAACGTCACCGTCGCGCGCCACAAGGACGCTCTCGCCGGCGGCGTAGGTAATGCCGACCAACACCTTGGCTTCCATCGCCTGACGGTTCTCGTCAAAGCAGACGGACGCCTCGATGCGCCTGCCGTTGTGGATTGACTTACAGGTGATGTGCCGGAACAGCGCATTGAATGTTGACCGCGAGATTTCGCGCCGGTCTTGCAGATCAAAGAACGCCTCGTCTTCTTGGATGTAGGCGAACCTCTTATACCAGTCTGCTTTCTCGACGCGGCCGAGTTCCTTGCGCTCTATCTCCGCGATGATCTCGGCAGCCGCGTCAGGAAATGCCGCAGTTGGCGACAGCTTGGACAGCGCCTCGTTCATCGCCTTGGCGATCAGTTCGTCACGCAAACCATGCTCATGCTTAGGGCCGCCCTCTTCCGCTACCCAACACAGGAAGCGGCGCGAAGTCCAGTCGCCGCAATGACCGTGGAAACAGGTGTAGGCGCGGTTCAGCGGGTGGTAGCGGCCCATCGCGTTACCGTCGCTATGCTCTGCCGCATTAGGACAGACGACGCCGAACCATCCCTCTGCGTTGCCATTCTCAATCACCTCGCCTCGGTCGTACATCCACTTCAGGACGTCGTCCTGACCGTTATCATCAAGCGTCATCTTGCGGCGCGTGCTTGTGTCAGGGTCGTGCGGCGTAACGCCAAGCGCGTCGCAGATTTCTTTCAGGGTGAACATACGATCAGGCGTATGCTCTACAAGATCCGATGCGAAGTTATCCCGACCATCCTTCAGATTGATTGAACCCGGCAGACGGAAGTTACGCACCGGATTGATAGCGCCGGGATCCGTGTAGCCCGCCTCGGCAATGGCGACGATAGCCGCCGAGAACTCGCCCTTTGTTGGTTGCTCGTCCAGCTTGAACTTGTAACCCCACTGGTAGTTGCCGGACGAGGTTTCCATCTTCCATGTCGGCTCAAGCGGCGGCGTCTTGCTCTTCGTGCCGATGTCGTCAAGCACCATGAACGCAACGTAGTCGCAGTATGCCGCACCTGCGTGAACCTTACCGTCGGTGAACCTATCAACGACAAACGATGCCGTGTTGGCGTACCATGCGCCCTCTCCTCTGTACTTATCCGGCAGATAAGCGGGCCAGAAGTATTTGACCGACCCGTCTTTGTGCTTCTGCGATGTTGGTTTTTGTTTGACGACCAAGATCGTCTCGCCATCCGGCGCAGCCGTCATTAAATGCTCTAGAAAATTCACTTGCCGTACCTCCCCATAATTTTTACTTCCGCACCCAATGGCAGACCCCCTGCCCAATTCGGACAGGTCGTCATCACGCGCTTCAGTTCTGAAGCAACATCTTCCGGCCTGTCTGATTCAATTACTATCTCATCGTGGACGTGCAAGACCACATCGTCAAGTTGTCTGAGCGCGTACCTTAGCAGATCGTTTGCGATTGCCTGAGTAATATTTTCGCACGCTAGACCTTTCCACAACCGCGCACGCGGCCAATGCTTTGCGTCCTGCGCGGGCTTCCATGCCGACTTGGCGTAGCTGATGCCGTCCTCGTCAAACTTGGCGTATGGATAGCACAGCACCCGCCCGCTCGGCAGCATATACCAGAGATGCCGACCGTCGTAATGGTAGACGATGCAGCCCACTTCTATGTCTGTGTTCTTGTTCCGCATCGCGGTCGTGTAGGCGTTCTCAAGCCCCTGCCAATACGGCGCAGCCCACGGGTTTGCCCTACGCCAACCTTTTACCGCGAGCTGTGCTTCATGGTCTTTAAAATGCATATTATATGCTTTAGCCATCGCCGCAAACGCGCCGATGCCACCGGCAAACCCGCACGCCAACTCCTGCACTTTTCCAACTTGCCGTCGATCAACGTCAAGCGCGTATCCTTCCTTGCAACCTTTCAAAATAGAATCATAACTGCTATGAAATGTTACGGCAGCATTCGCAATATAAACGTCCAAATTGCGCCGAAACAATTCCAACTTGGCGTCACCCGCAGGGCTGTTCGACGCCCACGGTGTAACCCGCGCCTCAATCGACGCCCAGTCGGCGACAACGAAGGACTTGCCCGCCGCCGGTATCAGCGCAGGGCGTAGCATACCCTTCAGAACGTCTGTCACGCGCTTGCCGTACTGCGGCACGATAGCGTGACCGCGCACCATCGCCTGACGCACGTCTTCAGGTTGCTTGGCACACTTGCGCGTAAAGTTATGCACCTGAGCGCCGTAAGACGACGCACGGCCTGTAGCCGACCCGCCGGCAAACACAAACGCACCCCTGACGCGGTTGTCTTCCTCGTCGGCCAACTCTGCCAAGCGGCTGAACTTTGCTACTGACGAGGCCCACAGATCGTCGGCGCACTGTATAACGTCTGCAACATCCACCGGCACTTCGTCGGGGTTGTCCATTGCCAAGAGATTGGCGCGGACGGTCTTGTCGATGGAGTACTTAGGCTCGCCATCCTTGTAGACGATCATCAGCTTCAACGCCTCGGAGCCCACCCTGTCCATGACCCATTCACGCATACGAGGGCTGCGGACAGACGTGATAGCGCCCTTGGTGATCTCGGTGACAAGTTGCTGAATATCTTCCAGTTCAGCACTAGCGTAGCGCATAGCCGCTTCTGCCAAGGGTTTGTCCAACCGCACGCCTCGGTCGTTGATGCGTTCATTGACGTGGTAGTCACCTAACTCGTCGTCTGTCAGATCCCGCATCGCCTTGCTAACCGCCCGCATAGCGCGCACGTCCTGCTCACAGTAGGCAATCATCTCGGCCATCAACGCAGGATCTTCACTAAACGTACCGTCTGCGCGGGGGATTGACAGGGCGCGGATCAATTGGTTGCCTCGGTGATCCTTCCGCATACTTGCGCCGGAGAACCGCCCGACATCCTCAAGCGAACCTGGAGCGCAGTTGGCGCGGGCTTGCGTCGCCGTGCAGTAGAACTGCTCAAGCGGTATGTTGATCTGCAACGGATACCAAAAGACAAGACGCTCGAAAGCAGCGTTATGTGCGCGAATTTGTCCCTTATACCCGCGCACCTTAATCGGGAAAAGTTGATCAGGCGTCCATGTACGGACTTCCTCATCATCAAAAGCGTAAGACATACACAAGACTTCTGTCGAACTATCTTGCGCATAGTTATACACGCCGCGTGATTTCAAATCACAACGGCTCCGCGTTTCAAAATCAAGCCAGAGCATTTGCAATCCTCTTTCCAATCCACGCCATTACAGGCACAGCCATTGAATTGCCAAGCGCCTTGTAGCGCGGCCCGTCTGCGGCTTTAGGGATAGCTGTGTAATCGTCAGGAAAACCTTGCAGGCGTTCGCACTCACGCGGCGTGAGACGGCGTACTGCCGTTGATTGCATGATGTAATCGCCGCCCTGATTGCCGCCGACAGGGCCGCCCGCCATAATTGGTTGCGAAACTTCAACTTCCCGCGCCTTGTAATCTTTACCGCTATTCATTGGCATGATGGAGTAAGTAACAGGTTGCGTTACAAGATCAGTAGCGTCCTTGTAATCACGCGACTTCATCGTGCTGGCGGTTCCGTCATCCACATACTCGCCGAAGGCGACCATGCGGGCGGCAACAGGTGCAAGATAAGCCCCGCGTTGGGAAAACACTTCCTGATTTGAATAGCCCACGCCGCCGGTAGATTTCGCCCCTGACATCAACGTAGGATGCGGATACTGGTCACCATCCCAATGAGAGTTATTTTTAACGCCTACATACCACCCGTCCTCTTGGAACCCAGGGCGAACGACGCCTGTGCCTTCCTTAGTCAATGTCGGCGCAACTTCACCTACAAACTGGGTGACTACTTCTTCGTGGTTGTTGCGACTAATTCCAAAGCGTGCTGCAATTGTTGCGGAAGGCTCTTGCCCCTTTTCTCTGCTCGGCGCAATATCCCTTCGCACGCCCTCGAACTCAAAAAGAACTTGGGCGGGATCGAAGTCTGTTCTAGCACTTGCGACAACGAACAGACGACGGCGTCGTTGGGCCACTCCGAAATATTGGGCGTCAAGGATTCTCCACGCGATTGCTCTTTTGGGGCCATCAACAAAACCCGCGTTAGACCATCTTCCCCCTGGAGCGACGAGCGGTGCATCTTCGCCGGCAAGCGCTCCCAAAAAGCACCCAAAGGCATTGTCTTTGACGGAGAGGACACCGGGGACGTTTTCCCAGACAATGGTACTAGGAACAGATCGTAAAGCGTCGATTGCATCTGCTAATCTCACAAATTCAAGGGTTAAGTTTCCACGGTCATCGTCAAGGCTATTGCGTAGCCCAGCAACCGAAAATGCCTGACAAGGCGTGCCGCCAACAAGAATGTCGGCATCCTTAATCCATTGCTGTTCGCGAAGAAGGGTGAAGTCACCCTCCAAGCGAACATCAGGATAATGATGCTCCAACACTTTGCGCGGGAATGGTTCAATCTCGCTGAAGGCTAACGGCGTCCATCCAAGCGGATGCCAAGCAACAGTCGCGGCCTCAATGCCGCTACATACAGATAAGTATTTCATAGTTCCACCCAGAAAAGAGGGGCGGCCTTGCGACCGCCCCGTTGCATTAAGCTGCCGCCGGGCGGCGACGGCGACCAGTAGGCTCAAGATCCAACTCAGGCTCTTCAGCCGCAACGACTGGTTCAGCCGCGCCATCCATACCGACCCACTTCACGACCTTGAACACAGGCGTGAAGATGCGACCGTAGGACTTGTGCTGATAGTGTTCCTTCTGCAAGTTAATCACCGGCACAGGCTTGCTGACATCCGCGTCAACTTGCGCGGCGATAGCCGCCGCCATCTCCTGAACCGCACGCTTGCCGCCGACTGACGTGGTAGCGAAGCGCACTTCCATGTCCTTGTCTTCGCCATCCAAGCACTTCAGAGACATACCAACTTGCGTCTCCCAACCGCGCTTTGCGGTCGGCGGCGCTTCGTCCATTTCAGGCAAAGGTTGCGTCACGGGAACCATCTTCTCGCCCAATACGTCGCCCTCACCCCACGCAATAAACCCGTGAATAAAAGAGAACGGATTGACGGCCCAATTAGAACCACTTTCAACTTCGGTCTGGTCTGCACCGAAGACCCAATGGCCTGTCTTGTCCATTTTCAGGATGACAGAACCGCTTGACACACCCGTATCCAGTGCGCGAAGCGCCGTGCTGAGGCTCTGGATTGAGGGAAGGTTAACATTAGCAAATCCAACTGCATTAGACATTATCAAATCCCTATTTTACTAAGGGCAGCATTCAATTGCTGCCCGATGAGAAGCGCACTGGGTCGAGGGTCATCCTCGCTTGCCAGTGTATTACCTGACGAGATTGAGACAACTAATCCTTCCGGCATTTCGATAGCCCGCTTTTTAAGCAGTTTCTCTACTTTGGCCGGCGAGAGAAGAGAACTCTCAACCACTTCAGATTCGTCGAGGATGTTAAGAAGCACGCCCTTAGCGGCGTCCTCACTCACCCATTGTCTTGTGCCGCGCTTGGCGACCAGTTTGTACCCAGGTACGCTGTTACCGCGTTCGAGTGTACTAATTGCCAGATTTCTCAAATCCTTAATCCAGTCTTCAAGAAGATCCGCATTAAGAAGATACGCGCCGATTAGTGTATTGTCCAGAGCGTCGAACTTGGTCTTCAGCGCTCTATCCACAGCTCCCGTAAACATAGGACAGGTAGGCTTGGCGGCGCACCACCGGCAGTGATCGCCGACGTTCAAATCGGCGTCTGGCAGTTGCGCCTTCTTGACCGCACGGGTCAGCTCAATCTCAAACTGCGCGATGCGCTCAGGCGTTGTCGTCCAA